TTTTTTTTTGGCCCTAGCTTTCTTTGGGGTGAATCGATCTACTAACTGATTTAAGAATTGATGCTCTTTCTTAGATATCAATGGGTTCCCAAACTCATCGACATTATATTCGATTAGGTTGACAGCCATTAGACGGTTAAATATAGCATTTATCATGCTTACTTCTTTAGCCATCTCGGTAGTAGATATTCGTAGTACAGACATATTTAAATCCTCTAAATATGAAGCTAGGTCACGTACAGCTGTTACATCTTTCTTAGTTCTTACAACTAATTGAGAGAAAGTTCCAGCCATAAAATGATCTGGTTTTATTATTTCTGTTGGATAAGATATTGTTTCTTTAATTTTTTTAATTATCTCGATTACTCTGCTATAATCGATGGCGATAAATCAGTCTGGAAGTGAAAATGTGTTTTTTATATTTTCTATTATTTTGTTGCCATCTGCGTTGATTTTAAATAAATAGAACATGAGACAAGCTAGTTGCTTAAGATTTTTATGAATTTCGAAGGTTTCTAGTAAGTTTATTATAGTTTGATTTCCTATATTTGGACCTAAACTGTATATAAATGACTCGAATGATGTTTTGTGTTCATTTCAAGCCATTAATATGCCTAGATTTAGGGGATAAATTTTGAACCCATCTATAACAAAATTACAAGCAAACTCAATAGTGGGAAACAAGTTATTCTCGCTGACAATAGTCTTGTTTGTATTTACTTTGACACCTATGTCATTCATAAAATTAACATAAGCTAGATAGCCCTCTTTATTATTCTTTATTAATAAATCATCGCCTACTAGAACATAGTCAGACATTGGTATTTTACAAATATGATTAACAATGAAATGATGTGTAACGGCCATAATCGGTCATGAGGTAAATAATCCCATACCTTGCCCAACGTTATACTTTATTGGGTTACTACCGTTTAACTTTGTATTCTTTGTAGAATAGGTACGATCTACTATTGTTAATCATTGTTGTGATATATCAAGTCCATCCAATCCTAATTTATTAAAGAGTCCTTTAAGTATTTCACTTTGAAGGAGTCTTGGCATCCTATCGGTAGCAGCGGATAGGTCAATTGAATAATAAGAATCTTTTGTATTTGAATTCTCATTAAATAATCTGTTTATACCTGCTTTATGATTGAATGTACAGTCTGATGGTAATTTAGATAATAGTTTAAATAAGAAGAAATGAATACCTGACAACGCAGTCTGAGTTACTCAGTCTACATTCGCTATTATTCTAGCTTTACCGCCTGGTGCGGTGAAAGTGAATAATCTAGAATGTATCTGAGCATCATCTGTTAAGTCAAAGTATTCGATATTGTCACTTAGGTGATTAATTAAAGCTAGAAAGTCTTGGGATCCTCGGAAATGGACGGCCATTTTTTGTATTGCATTTCAGAGATTCTTATCTCTGTAAACCGCAGCAAGGTCGTCTATTAATTTAGACGAGGAGGACGCTGAATTTGGTGATGAGGCATTACCTGAATATAAAAGTAATTTAATACTGTTTATATCGAATATGTCAAAGACCGTTAGTGAACTTATTCAGTCACTGATTCTTGCGTTGGAGAATTCAGTTTCTTTTATAATATTTAAATCCTTACCTTGGTAGGGATCGATTATTGTATCAGATTTCGGCTCAGCTTTAGTTTTGAAATTTCGATATATTCTGATACTAGAAAACAAGTAGGTAATTAGATGTTCTTTTAAGGAACGATCTTCCTCATCAATGCTTACTAATAGTTTTGGTAGGCTATTGGAGATTGATTTACAATGAATTGTAAATCTACCTAGCTTAAGTAAACTAATATCAGTAATAAATTTTCTTCTCAAAATGAACTGTTCGATAGCTTTAAAAAATAAAAGCATATCTGAATGCAATAATACTTTTTTTTCACTGTCCGAGACTTCTTCAGTTTTCGTCATGGGTATTATACCTAAATAAAGCATCATTTCCGTTGACATTGGTTTTTCTTTT